CCGAGTTGAGGATACTCAATGTATTAGGGTCCTAGTGAACACTCAACCTCGGATTGAAGCCAATCTGGCAAAGACAAAGCTCTCCCTATCCCTCGCCAAATCGTTTGCGCCACCTTGTGTGGGATTCTGTCACTTGCTGCTGTGAGATCCGCTGAGACGACCTCGCGTTCTCCCCTCACGGGGTTTTCGAACAACTCGGTGATCGCAGCTCTCCTATCTCCAGACAGGACGGCACGGCATTCTGGCATTTTCCTTAGCCGGCGGAGGGCGGTTCTCCTCACTATGTGAAGGAGTTAGACCTGAGCCGCAGGAGATTTCGTCACGATACGAACTTTTCCACCTCGCTCGAGGATGGTTAGGACTTGATGTTTCAAGAGCCCCTTTGGCTTATTAGCATATTAGGTGTTCTTGATTTGGTCCGGCATGTCGATAAGACCCGACCAGTCCTGCTCCCTCAGCCATCTCAGATATGAACCCAGTTTATCACACTGTCGCCGAGATTGGAGGAAGAAGTTCGCTTCGCCAATGGAAAGGCCGAGATCCATGAGTTTAGACTACTCAGTTACATAGACAGGATCTTGGAGCCCTGGTTGGCTAGTCTCCCTGCGAAGCTTCTCTATCTATTCGTGGAGACTATCATCTGAGTCTCCCAATGATAAAGACGAGAAGCTATGCTCTTTCTTTTAACTCTCCTCTGAGGCTTCAAGAGCGAAGCCTCCATCGAGGAGGGGCCTGTTATCTATTCTTACTTCCTTTTTGGGAACTGACGGGGGCGGATAGGTAAAGCCTTCACCGTCAGTTAACTCCCAGGATTCTCCGGGATCATCATCTGGTCGCTTGGACTCCTCACTAGGAGTCCCGGACTCGGAATCACTACATTTCATGCTGAAGAAGCAGTACCTGCTAGTGCTCCAAGAGTCCTTGCATGAGCGGAATTATTCGTCCGCCGATTGTTGATCTGGTTCACTACCAAGATCGGACCAGGATTCATCTTCTGCCTGCGAAGACTTCGGGCGGTTGGCTGCAGAGGGAGGTGGTGTATCGGAATCGGAACCAGAAGGATCTGATAGATCCGTGATTGATATCACTGGTTTCCGCTTGCTGATCACCTACCAAACTCCGCCCTAGCCGTCGGGCTATTCTACGATGTCGAAGTCGTAAGCAGGAAGGGAAGAAGGTGGATCGACGTGGCAGATAGTGTGCACAATATTTCTAACTGTATTTGATGCGCACACAGAATCTCCCGTCGTGAAGAGGTACTGGCACCATTTTGCAGTACCACCGGATGAACGAGGTAGCTCAATACAAGCACCACCACCATTAGAACATGGAAGAATATCCAATTC